GATTCTCCCACTTGATTGTACGGAGAACCCGAAACACGGTGGAGGGGGCCACCGATCCCAAGCCTTGATATCGCTTGTGTTAGGCACAAGTGATGGAAGACGCAAGCAAGCAGCTCCGCGTCCTGGATGCCCAGGAGCGCGCGAAGGCCGCCTTCCAACTCGACTTCATAGCCTCTGTCGAGACTTTGGAAGACGCTCAGGAGAAGTACGAGGGCATGATGTTTCGCAGTGGCACGAAACTGCCATCAACCCATATTAAGTTGGCAATCGATCTGAGAGTTGCGGAGAAAGATCTACGCCGGCACGTTAAGAATGTACCGACAGTGCTGGAAATTGGACCCAGTGTTGAGAGCGTGCGTTACGCTGTGCAGACTCGAGACAAGGAGAGAGTCCATGGCTGCACCTTCTCCGACGCGCGTGATAACCTCCGCCACAATAAGATCGGTTATGAAGCCCATTACGACAGAAAGATTGGACCTGACGCCGCCCTTCTGGCCGCTGGTATCCCAACTGACACCTTCTGTGTCGACGGCTTCTCCAATTGCGAGTACCAATCCCCCCTCGCCATTGCCTGCCACTCACTTTACCCCGATGGGGAAAGTAATAGTATTATGGACGTGGCTAAAGGCATGGCTCTCCACGGCACCCACGTGATATATGCGTGGATGCATCTGCCCGTGGAACTGCTAACGCTCACCGATGCAGACAATATTTTTGAAGGGTATAGCATTCGGTTTGAGGAGACAGGGGCACTACCCTGCACCAAGAGGAGGAAAGCCATATTCTCCGGTTATAACGATTTTGGTTCGGCCTATGTGCACGATGCCCACCATTGGGCTGGTTGGCTTAAGCATCGGGGAGTAGACACCCCGTATGGCTTCTCCATATTGATCGACATACAACAGAGGTTCGGTATGCACACGAAATTAAAGATCACCCGTGGGCACAGCAGTGGCAGTATCACCACCGTGTTCCCGTTGTCGAAATTGGGCTTGATCTGGGTGCCGAACATAGTCAAAATAATGTACCCTAAAGCCAAACACGAGCCGGAGTACATCGTCACGGATAAGAAGAAGTATGAAGGCGTTTGCGTGTACGTCGGAACGAGGGTGCAAAGTTCCGGCAAGTCTATTACGCTCGCTGAGATTGTTCAATACATCCGAACAAGATTAACACGCATCATTCTGAATGGCACTGTCCACGAGAAAACGTGGACCATAGCAGAGCAAGACATTGAGCGACTTGCCGTTAGCATTATGTTCCGCAAGAATGTGGAACGCGCTGTGTCTGAAAAGGCACTGATGAGAGCGCAGAAGAAGTGCAAGAGCGCTGAAAAACAAGCGCTGCTGCCAGTTTGGATGCGGAGGATCGCCAATTGGTTCCAAGACAAATTTCAAATCGACGAGGAGGTCGTACGCAAGCGCTACCTTGAGTGTCTCAAGGCGCAACCCTGGATCCACGCCGATAAAGTGGTGAACTGCGAGACCAAGCGCTATAACCCTACTGTCGCCGAGGTGGGTCCTAAGAATCATTTGCTCGCCACTACCGGATTGCGCGAGCTCCAAAGGGAAATACCCAGTGCTAACGAACCGCAAGATAGAGGAGCCAAGGCATGGCACTCCGCTCACGCCGATCTCGACATTTACGCCGAGGGACTCCGACTCGACTCCGCTAAAGAGGCAGCAGCGGGTAAGCAGTCCCTGGCGATCACATTGCAGCAAGCTTTCCAAGTCCTAGGGAAGACCAAGTGCGAGGGGTGCAACAACATTGAAATCGAGTACTGGACCGGACCCCCCGGTTCCGGGAAATCCAGGGCCGCTAAGCCGAGATTTGCAGATTTGCAGGGGGGCGTGTTGTACTGCGCCCCTACGCGCACGCTGCGCGACGCCCTCGACGAAAGCGTCGTGCACCCTTCCCGTGTTTGCACTTACCACAACGCACTGCATGTCGCTGCCAAAGAGTCTGGCAATAGGCCTTTTGACGTTATCGTCATCGATGAAGCGGAGACGACGCCGGCTTGCTACGTAGGTACGATGCATCATGCATCGCCTAGTAGTAGGATCGTCTGTCTGGGCGATCCGCACCAGATCGGTTACATCGACTTTTCGGATCGAAAAGACGATTTGAAACCTTTCAGTATCATAGCAGCCGAATGTCGCACTCGTAGGTTTAACACCACTTATAGGTGCCCACAAGACGTTTTAAACTTGCCCATATTCAAAACTCTATACCCGGACGCGATATCGTTCAGCAAACAATTGACTAGCATCCGTTACCTCACACGGGCAAGATCAGTTACCCGAACACGCCACGCTCAGACCCTGACGCAGGACCAAAAGCCACATTCGGAACCGCCAGTGACCGCGCATGAGCCGCAGGCACGACGTACGGACGTTATAGTGCATTACGCCGGCACTTTACCCGAAAGGGCACTGTTAGAGAAGGTGCGGCATATAAACGTCGCGTTGACTCGGCACACAAACGCCCTATATATCAGGGACGAAAGTGAAAAAGGAGAGTTGGTACCTTCATTAATGACACCGCCAAGCTGGAGCACTTATCGGTGCACCCCCGTTGACAAGCAAATGGTACCGGATCCGGTTGCAGTGGAGCGAGAGAACGGATCGTCTGGTCCGTGTGACTCCCACCATATCGGCGCGATTACTATATTGCAAGAGCTCGGCAAATTAACGGATACGAAAGGCGTACGAGTATTTGAATCCGAAGCCGTCCCAACCGCTCACCGGCGCGTAGTGCTTGACGGCAACCTCGATTCAGGGCCCGATCGTTACCCGATGTATCAGTTCACTAACCTCCGCGGGACCAAATACACGAATATCAAGGACAACCAACAAGCGTTGCATACGCTCGTCGGCCGGTATGCACGCAAGATAAACAGCTCGAGCCGAGAGGACGCCGAGTTTGACGTTAAGAGAATCACAGCCAGGCTCAAGGAATGGATTCCTTTTAGAACGGCAGAGCCCGAGCAAGTCGACAGTTGCTTTGCCGACGCCATGCAAAAGATCGCCGAACGCGGCCATGGCGTCGATGACATCGAGGACTTCTGGTCGAACGAAGGCCAAAGAATTTCTTACCACCTTAAGGGCCAGCAAAAAGTCATGGACCCCACCAAACTGAAACTTGGACAAGGTATCTCCGCGCATGAAAAATGCGCTAACATTGCCCTCAGCGCGTGGGTGAGGATTATCCAAGATCAGATGAGCACGTCAGAGAAGTTCATCTTCGCGAATGGGCAGTCAGACCGCGATACCATGTCTATCATTGAGGCACGCCTGCAGGAGAAGGCGCGGGAATTCAAATCTATAGATATCAAGGAGTTCGATACGGTACATAACTGGGTCAGTATTCTTGTCTTCTCGTGGCGTTGCGACCGTGGGTGCCCAGAGCACCTTATCGAGTATTTCGAGAAACGCTCGAAAAGCCGGACGCTCTCAAGCCGCATAGGAAGCGTCGACGTTAGCTTCATGCTCGATTCTGGCGCTGTCTGGACCATTGCCAGAAACACCTTATTTGCCTCGGGTCTTATGCTCGCCCTTTTCGTCGGCGTCGATTTCATCGCGGCGAAAGGCGATGATGTCTTCCTCGCAGGGAATAATTTGTACTTGGACGCAGAACGGCTTCGCATGGGATCTTACTTAGCCGCAAACAACTTGAAGATCGAGAAGACGGCGGTCGTGAGCTTTATAGGGTTTATCGTTTCCCAAGCCGCCGTCACAGCTGATGTCGTGCGTCTAGCCACCCGGACTTACGGTCGAAGTTATAAAAACGCTGATGATCTAGCGAAGTATAAGATAGCTATCGCTGACCACTGCAAGTTGTTTAGATCACCGAGAACTCGTCTCATGACCGCGATCAACTGCGCCACCCTTTACGGCACCTCGAAAGAGTGCATCAATTATCTGATGGACGCGTTGGACGCATTCGGACACACTAAAATGAGCGACCTACACTTGGATCCCGGTTTTGTCATGCGGGTCACCCCCATGAAGGTGGACGAGCGGGTTTATTCCGGACAAGATGGATGCCAACGTGCAGATAAGACCCGCGAGAAACAACCCGAGCCAGGGCAACCAGGGCCGCAACAACAACAACAAGCGTCGACGCAGGAGGCGGGGTCTAAAACTTCCCCCCGTAGTCGCACCGATTACCAGCCCCGGCCAGATGGCCGAACCCGCGAACCACGCGAACACCCGGGTCAACCGCGGTCGGACACGCGTGAGGGGGTTAAGGCAAGCGATGATGGAGAGTCCCATGGCAGCGACATCAGAGGCATGGATTCACGACTATCTAGACCCGGACGGAGAATACAAGACGAGCCTGGACGACGGGAAAATTCCCGACGGCGCGATACCTCAGTCAACATGCGGTCAATTTCGAGGGACCGTGGGCGCCAGATACCCGGGACTGAATTCTACGACGCTACCGCTGGATGGCGGGACCTGGCCTCTACTAGTGATGCATCTCCCGTTCTTCAGGCATCCGTTGTTGTTCATCACCACCACCAGCAACACGGAAGTCGAAGTGACGAACGCCGATCTGGATGCGTTCGCGAACGATTGGAACAACAGGACGGACTGGACCGAAGCGACGTACCCAAGTTGGGCGCAAGTCGGGAACGTGTTTTACATGGTCGTCCCGACCGAAGCGCTGACGGACGTACCACCCCCGACTCAACTGGGTGTATCAGGGTTACTCGAGAGTTACCGTCTGACATCGAGCGGCGTCACAGCGTACTTCAACGCACCCACTCTCGTGAATCAGGGAGTGGCGGTGATCGCGCAGTTCCAACCGGACAAAGAACACCAGAAGGAGAACCCGGACATAGTAGCCGGGACCACCCAAACGGGCGGAACGTTACAGCTCGGCGGTTCAGGGCCGAACTACACATTGACGATGACGATCGGGGACCAGGTCGAGTTCGGGGGCGCAGCAATCCCGCTACCCACGGTGTCGATGGGGCCGATGCCGGAGTCGGGGCAGCTGGTGTTCCAGACTGCGAACCTGACATTCGACGTCGGAAACACAATCACCATCACGACCACGCTGCCACCAGGGTCGGTGACGGGAATGTGGCAATTCACAGCCAGCAACGGGACGGACACCGTGACCGTGGACGCGGGAGCGCGACTGTACGCGTTCGGAGCGAATTTGGACGCCTCGGAACTGAATCTGCAGGACATCAACTCAATCAAGATTCCACCAACGAACATGAACCAAATGATGCAGGCAACGCCCAAGACCATTCAGTTCCAACTCAACGAAACGAAGGGCTTTTATATGCCCCTGAGGGCGTTCCAACCCGTGTTCGAAATGACAATGGCGACGTCTTATGGACCGGTGCGATGGAAGACACCGAGGACAACTGTGGTAGATTACCACCGGGCAATTGGTGGACTCCAGGATACCATCGACAGCAACTTCGCGATAGGCGTTGCCGCGATGACCGGTATGTCTACATCAACCGTACCCTACTTCAAGGTGTTCCGACGCTTCGAAGCGATACCGGCGGAGGGGAGCCCTTGGGGCCCCTTCGCCAGTGCGACACCTCCGAAGGACGACGTGGCGCTAACAGTGGCTCGAACTTGGACCGATCTGCACCCATTCGCATACCCGGAACGATACAACGGATTCGGGGCCCTATTCGCGATGGTGGCCAAGACCATAGCCCAGATACCTCGCTATGTGCGATCAGCAGCCGGAGTGGCGAATGCGGTGACGGACTGCATAGAGAGCGCGACCGAGAGTGTAGCCTCGAATTCCACCTCGGAGAGGCGGCAACGAAGAGCGAGACGTGTTGGCGGAATCGCTCGAGGAGCCCGCAATCTTGTGGGCCGCATAGGGAACCTTAGCTTGTAGGTTCATTGCGACATGGGATGTTCTTCCAGTCAGCAGCTCTTCGGTTTCATCTCCACTGACGACCCTCTGCACGTATTTTCCATCATCGTGGTGCTGATCATCATTTGCGGTCTGGTTTGGCTCGCTTCCTATTGTTTTCATGGCAGATCAACTCGACCCAATCGAAATCTTCATCGAATTCCTCGGATTTCGAAAGATTTCCGGAGCCATTCGCTGCTTCCAGTGTAAGCAAGTCTTGGGACCTGCAGGACCCGTGGATTCCCACCTCACTGATTGTCAGTGGAAGGCCGCGGTGTTAAATCTTATTAACAATCAGCTTTACGACGTCGATATCGATGAGACGAATCCGTTTCTTTACGGACCTCACCGCGACTGAGATGTGGAAGACCACATTGTTCCTTCACACATGCCCAGAGTGCGGTTATTCCACCAGGGACACAGAAACTACGAGATCGTGTCCCCGAGATTGCCAAGACGGCAATCTTATGCACGCATCTTCGGTCGGCTATATTTGTCACAAATGCCGGTTAGAAGCAAACACATTTTACCACGGTTTATGCTCTCAGTGTCGCGACCGTGATAATAAAAAACGACGCTGAAGAGAGGACTCACAACTACCTCGATCTCGTTTATCGGACGAGTGATACAATTGACCCAGGGTCATCCTGCAAAACACGCAGGTTTCCGATAGTGGTGCAAATCCACCCGCCAGTCGTCGGTGGTCCCTTGCGGGACCTATACGGTACCA